ATACATAGACGGTACGGACGCTTTTACTCGGTTCGGGGTTTTTATTGCTGAGGGTGGGCATAACGAAGTTGTTGCTTTCCCGGCATTAAAAGCACCAGAAGTTTCTAATGATTGGGCTGAGTATGACGGTATCGAAGTGGATTTGTCGGATCCTAAACTTGATACTAAAGAACTTGAAATAAAGTTCAACGCAGTAGGTATGTATCAGACTGGAGATTTCATTTCTCTGTTGTCCGATGGAGCTTACCATACCTTTGAGTTTAAAAGAATCGGATATACTTGTAAACTCCGATTGGTTTCAGAGGTAAATGTAGCTCTGTATATCGGTGCTAAAAGTTTCTCGTTAAAATTCGCAGATGATTTCCCTTTGAGAGATTATAAATATACGGCTCCTTTATCGACAACCAATATACCTACGCAGGGGTATGAAATAGACGGGATAGATTTCTCCGTTTACGGTATTCGTGTATTGGAAGGAAGCGAGGCACAAATACTTAAAGCTCCAGCAGTGAAGAAAAATATGTTACGTAACCTTTCTACCCAAAATGGGGCTATTTATGATGGCAAACAAGTAGTGTACCAACATAAAGAAGTTGCCTTGAATTGTTGCTTAATCGCTAAGAATCTAACGGAGTTCTGGAGAAATTACAATGCTTTCCTTCACGATCTGATAAAGGTTGTGGAAATAGACGAAGGCGAAGGCGTGAAGGTACAAACGGCTGAAAGATCCTTGTTCGTTGAAAGCACTTACGAGGAATACCCATGTTACTACAAAAGCTCAAAAGTAAGTCTGTTTTCCCCTGACGATCAAATTTGGTGCGTTTTTACCTTAACGTTGGTATTTACTGCCTTTAGAGTTGGAGGGGATGAATATTTACTTGCTTCTGAGGCTGGAGAATTGATAGTTACAGAAGATGGTGAGTTTTATATAGATTTGAAAAGCTATGGCTATTAAAAAGAAGAAAATAAGCGAGCTGACACTTTCGGATAACCTGAAAGGATTGTACACTATTGGAGTTAAATTAATCAATGGGGTACAAACCAGCGTGAAAGTAAGTTTGGAATACATTCAAACGGCATACGAGAACGCTGTAAAAGCAACCAACAGTGCAAATGAAGCTGCCAAGTCTGCTAACAATGCTGCTTCAAGTGCCAACACTGCAACCTCAAACGCAAATAAAGCGACTGAGGCAGCGAAAACGGCTACCAATAATGCTAATGAGGCTACCCAACAGGCTAAAACTGCTACTTCCAACGCAAACTTGGCTACTCAAAAAGCGAATACAGCAGCTACCAATGCGGATAATGCACGAAAAGGATTGGAAGAGATAAAAAGTGCAACTGAAAGTGCTACAGCCAATGCCAACAAAGCAGCTACTAATGCGAATGAGAAAGCACAAAAGGCAGAAACAGCAGCTAACAATGCAAATACTCAGGCAAATAGGGCAAAAGAACAAGCGGATAATCCCCCGAAAATGGGTGAAAATGGCAACTGGTGGAAATGGGATGAAACGCAAAAGAAGTATGTAGATACCGGGATTTTGGCAAAAGGCGGTATTCTCTATCCTACTTTTACGATTGATCCCGATACAATGGAACTGATCATGTATTACCAGGATGATATAGCTGCTGATATGTTTGATATTGACAATGAAGGATTTTTAATTTTTAACCCCAAGTGATATGGCAGAAGGAAACATAAGATTAGGAAAGGTTGCTTTCGTGGATAAGGGAACTTATTCATCAGCTACCACATATAATACATTTGATTTCATTACTACGGATGATAGTTGCTATCTCTGTATCAAGGACGGGAACAAAGGACACGCTTTAACCGAAACTACTTGGTGGAAATGTATAGCTCGTGGAACAACCGCCACAGCAGCAGCTAAAAAGGCTGAGGACGCTGCTAAACTGGCTAATGAAAAAGCTACAGCAGCCGATAGCGCAGCAGGTAAGGCAGTAGAGGCTACCAACAATGCCAACGCAAAAGCTAATGAAGCTCACGAAAAGGCAGAAGAAGCCAATACTGCTAAAGATAATGCAAATGAAGCTACTGGCGATGCAAGGGTAGTTATCGCAAGGCTGGAGGAACTGGAAGAATCGCTAATCTCAAAATACAAGCTGATCCCTACTTCCATGAAGCTAAACTACCCGAAAAAAGTTACTTACAGGAATACCCAGCCTTTCAAAGTTGAGGTAGAATTACTTCCCGTAGATACTGGTAGGAATGTATTGTTTCTCGGTGATGATCGGGCGGTGTCTATCACTCCTGATGGCGTATTTATGATTAACGGTGTAGGGATGAGTAAAATTCACGTTATCCCAACGGAAAATACGGGTATTTATCAAACTATACAGATTGAAGTACAGGAGCCAGGAATAAGGCTTACTTCTGGTAATGGTATGCGTTTATCCGGCTCTGGTGGTATCATATTAACTTAGTAAATTTTATTGTTTAACTTCTTAACACTATAAAATATGGCACTTACAGCAGAAGAGGAAGCTAAAGTAAAAAAGATTATTACAGCTTACGACAATGGCAAAAGATTAAATGAATTACCAGTAGCAGACAGCAGTAACCCTTTCGACCTCACAACTGAGGTATTGGATAAAAGCGGAGAAAGCAAACAAGCTGGTTTGGCTGCTATGCTACCTTATGCAGAGGATCAATGTAGTTATGGCGTAGAATTAGATGTAACAGTATCTTCTTCGGTTCTTACCCGTACTGGCAATATGACACTGCATAAAACATTGCCAATTCAAAGCAAGATGAAAGGGTGTTTGCTATCAGATGAAGGCAAGGTTATTGAATACCTAAACCCTACCAACTGGAAAGCGCATAAAAGGGATGGTTCCAATGGTATGGTTATGGTGGAAATCCCTGCTCACTGGAGAAGATTTTATACCAATGGAAACAAAAGAGGTGTACGAATCAGTGAATACCCGATACCTGGTTATCATTTCGTAAAGAAATGCTATATCTCGGCTTATGAGGCAACAATCCAACGTAGCACTGGTAAACTGGCTTCTGTAGTAAATACTTCGGCTGATTACAGAGGTGGTAATAACCAAGCAGATTGGGATGCTTTGCCTAAATCCCAATTAGGCAAGCCAGCTACATCTACGAGTAGAACAAACTTTCGTGCTGCTGCTCGTAAAAGGGGAGCTGGTACGCAATGGAACTGCATGGACTATAACGCTTATATCACTTTGGCATGGCTCTATTACATAGAGTATGGAAACCTTAACTGCCAGTTGGCTTTCAATGCCCAGAAAGATAGCAACGGGTATGCTCAGGGTGGTTTGGGTAATGGTGTAACTACATGGGATGGTACAAAGTGGAACAATTTTAGTGGTTATTATCCTATTATTCCTTGCGGTACGAGTGATGAATTGGGAAATGCTTCTGGTGAAGTAGCTTACACTTTAGAGAAAGCAGAAGGAGAAAACAGCAAAGTATTTACCGTACCTCGCTATCGTGGTATTGAAAATCCCTTCGGGCACGTCTGGAAGTGGACGGATGGAGTAAATATAGAAGTGAAAACCAATTCAGACGGAGGAACTTCTAAAGTGTATGTTTGCGATGATCCTTCTAAATACAACGATAGTAACTACACAGGCTATACGCTTAGAGGATTGGCTGCACGTGCAGAAGGTTATGCAAAAGAAATGATTTTCGGTGAATTTGGCGATTTGATTGCTTCTGTAGTCGGAGGTGGATCTACTACCTATTGGTGTGATTACTTCTATACCAATATAGGATCTAACGCTCTTAGGGGTGTCCTTTTCGGCGGTGCTACGTATTATGGCGATCGTGCGGGCTTCGGTTGTGCGAATGCGTATAACGCCCCCTCGGATACGAGTGCGTATGTCGGCTCTCGGCTTTGTTTTATTCCTGAATCGTGAAGCGAGCCAGGTTTAGACTGCAAAACTTAAATGATTAATAAACAAATAAATATAGGTTGGTTGCTGGTGGGTGTCCTTTTCAGCGGTAATACGAATAATGGCGATCATGCAGGCTTCGGTTATGCGAATACGAATAACACCCCCTCGAATACGAATGCGAATGTCAGCTCTCAGCTATGATTTTTCAAAATTAACTCAACATACGAAGCAACGACCTTACCTATTGGTAGAAGATAACATAACTCATAAAGGTGCTGGTAGGGAAACCGAAGGCTCTGAGTACGAAAAACAAAGAATATGAAGAGATTAAGTAATTTATACGAGCAAATTATTTCACTTGACAACTTGCGCCTGGCTGATGAAAAAGCCAGAAAAGGCAAGTTGCGTTCTTATGGTGTCAAACGACACGATAGGAATAGGGAAGCAAACATACTGGCTCTTCACGAATCTTTGAAAAACAAGACTTTTGTAAATTCTAAATATGAGGTATTTATAATCAGAGATCCCAAAGAACGGCTTATTTACCGTTTGCCTTATTATCCTGATAGAATCTTGCACCATGCCATTATGAATATTCTGGAGCCTATATGGGTGTCCTTATTTACAGAAGATACCTATTCTTGCATTAAGGATCGTGGTATTCATAAAGCAGCAGATAAAGTAAAGAAGGCTTTGAAAGAAGATCCAGAACACACTACTTACTGCTTGAAAATGGATATAGTGAAGTTCTATCCAAGTATAGACCATGATATTTTGAAAACAATATTACGGAAGAAAATCAAAGATAAAGATCTGCTTTGGTTGCTTGACGTGATTATAGACAGTGCCGATGGCGTACCCATAGGGAACTATCTAAGTCAGTATTTTGCTAATATTTATCTGGCTTACTTCGATCACTGGATAAAGGAGGTTAAGAAGGTAAGATATTACTTTAGGTATGCAGATGATATTGTGATTTTAGGCGATGATCCTAAACAGCTTCACAAACTCCGTATAGAGATTGAAGAATATCTGCATGACAATTTAAAGCTATCACTTCGTAAAGTGGATCCTAAAACTGGAAAAAAGAAATGGAAGTTTCAAGTATTCAAAATTGATAGCCATAGAGGTATTGATTTTGTCGGGTATGTCTTTTACCATACCCATACCCTTATTCGGAAGGGAATCAAAAAGAACCTATGTAGGAAGGCAGCCAAGCTGAATAAGAAAAAGCACATTTCCGATATGGAATACAAGCAAGTTATTTGCAGTTGGTTTGGCTGGGCTAAATATAGTAATTCTAAGCATCTATTAAAAACAATAATTAAAAAGCAAGTATATGATACACTACGATTTTAAGCCTTCTAAGTTAGAGGCTAACGGGAATGGTTCTTACACATACCGTTGGGATATTCAGGAAGTTCAAGTAGAAAACCATTTTGGAGAAGCTGGAGATAATGGGCAAGCTACAAAATGGACTTGTAACGAAGTTGTTGTTTGGGGAATGGTTACAAATGATAAGCTAAAAAAGGCAGTTATTACCCATTTGTGGGATTCGGATAAAGAAGCCAAGATTATCAATGACTATAACGCTGCCCAGCTCGGTATTCTTACTGAAAAATCAGCTACCAATGATTACAAGGAATATTTGCAAAAGAGAAAAGCTATCAAAGAAATGATAGATAACGATTGTAAGGAACTTAATATTATATTGTGATGAAAAAGTTTAGTGAGTTAGGTGTAACCGTACAAGATGAACGTAAAATGTTCAACTGTAGCCAGGTTTCTATTTCGGATGTGCTGAACTGTGAGATCATTGTAGAAGATTTCATTCCAGATGTAAAGACTTCGCACGGTGAAGGAAGATACCTTGTGAAATTTAAACATAGCAATGGTGCGGATGGTAAGTTTTTCACAAACGCAGCTTCTTTAAAGAAAACTTTGGATCAGATCCCCAAAGACGCTTTCCCTTTCAGCACTACGATTAAAGGGATGAAATGCGGAAATGGTAAGATCTATCAATTCACTTAGTAAACATGAAAATACATTTCAACAACAAGGAGATTGATATTCTGGTAGATACAAGCAGCTACCGATATACGGCTTTACAGAATGTAGGCACTCTTTATCTGTACTTTGCCAGTGAAGAGTTCATAAACATTCCCGTAGGAGCTTATTGTATCTACAAGAATATCACTTACTACCTTATGGATCCTGACGACTTCAAGAAGAAAAGCAGTCGGAATTTTGAATACACTCTTGTAATGTATGACATAGGCGCAATATTGGGTAAATACAAATGCCGGGATATTGTTTCTAAGCGTTTAAAGTTCGATTACACTGCAAAACCTCACGAGCATCTACAGTTAATTGTAGATAATCTCAACATGAGAGATAGCGGTTGGAAAGTTGGCGAATGTATTGAAGCAGAAGAAAAGACTATTAACTACAACCATATCTTTTGTAGTGAAGCTTTGCCTACTATTGCCGATACCTTTAAGACGGAGTATGAAATAGATCCGGCTATCAAAACAATACACTTGCGTAAAGTTGAATATAACAAGGGTGAACCTTTGCCTCTTGAATATGGGAAAGATAAAGGTTTTGTTCCAGGTTTAGGACGCTCCAACAAGGACGGAAATAGACCAGTTACCATATTGTACGTTCAAGGTGGGGAGCAGAATATAGACTTTAGCAAATATGGATCTAAGGAATTGCTTTTGCCCAAAAATCAAAGATTGGAGTATGAAGGGCGTGCTTACGTTTCGGATGCGGAAGGCTTGTATATAAAACGGGCTGATACAACCCTTACGGATGTTCAAGAGGATAGTTTGGATTGTTCTCATATTTCACCTAAAAGAGTAGGCAGTGTTTCTAATGTTGTTGTTTCCGATAAAGAAAAGAATTTCTATGATTTTATAGATAGTTCTATTCCTGATGATCTGAATTTTGAGGATTATGTGATAGAAGGTAATAACATGACTGTTATATTTCAGTCTGGTATGCTTGCTGGTAGTAATAAAGAATTTGAAGTTAAATACGTTCATAAAGAACGTAAATTCTTGATAACTCCACAAGAAATAGACGGTCAGATTATGCCCAATGACATATATAAGCCTAACCTGGGGGATAAATACGCTGTGTTCGGAATACAGTTGCCGGATGCGTACATTTGCAATAACTCAACGAAAGAAGGTGCAAGCTGGGATATGTTCAGGGAAGCAGCCAAATATCTTTATGAGAATGAAGATCCAAAATTCACATTCAAAGGAGAATTGGATAGCATTTATTCCAAAAAGCGTTGGCTCTCTATTGGTGGCAAAATAAAATTGGGCGGTTACATACTCTTTAAAGATCCGCAATTCATACCAGAAGGTATAAAGATAAGGATTACCAGTATTAAGGAGTATATACACAGACCTTACAGCCCGATTATTGAATTATCCAATACGACTACTGGCGCAACGGTTTCAAGCGAATTAAACAAGATAGAGAGTAACGAGGTTAAAACCGATAACCAATATAAAAACTCTATTCAGTTTACAAAAAGACGTTTCAGGGATGCAAAAGAAACTATTTCAATGTTGAATGACGCTCTTTTGCATTTCTCAGGTTCTATCAGTCCGATTTCGGTACAAACAATGAGTTTGCTTGTTGGCGATGAAAGTTTGCAGTTTCGTTTCGTGAACAACAAAACCAATCCGACACAAGTAGAATATCTCGTTACCTATGACAGCAAAAAGAAAGTGCTTTCGGCTCCAGGTGGAATATTACAGCACATGACTATCGGGATTGATACACTTTCTTCTGGGCATAAAGCCAGTGAGTATAAGTTTTGGGATATTGAAAAATACACTTCTCCAACTTTGACGGAAACCGTAGGGTATTATCTCTATGTGAAGGCTAATAAAAATGGCACTACTGGATCATACGTCTTAAGTAAAAACGCTATCAAGCTGGAAGGTGTAGAGGGTTATTATCATTTCCTTGTAGGTATTCTAAACAGTGAATTTGAAGAGGATCGTTCCTTTGTCGAACTATTCGGATTTACAGAGATACTTCCAGGAAGAATAACTACAGACAGAATCGTTTCAAGCGATGGGCTAAATTTCATGGACTTTGTGAATAACGCTTTTCGTGTAGGAAATTCAGACAGCTATTTTGATTGGAATACCAAAGGAGATAAAAAATTACGTCTGAAAGGCACAATCGTGCAAAGTGAAAGTGGCGATGAAAGCCCTATAGGTTGTTTTCGTGGCGTATATGACAACTCTTATACCTATTATTGGGGTGATGAGGTTATCTATGATGATGGAACTGGCTATTCTATGTATCGTTTTGTATCAAAGAATCCCGTTAAAGGTATTTCTCCAAATAATAGTAACTATTGGATTATTGTAGCCCAAAGAGGTGTGGGTATTTCAAATACAGACGTTCTGTATGCCATATCATCCAGTAATACTACAGCACCAACATCCGGTTGGCAGACAACAGCTCCAGCCTGGAAAGATGGATATTACATTTGGAGTAAAACTAAAGTTGTTTACACGGATGGCGACATAGTATATACAGATGCAGCTTGTATCACAGGTGGCAAGGGAGAAACAGGCAATGGTATAAGTTCAATAATTGAGCAATATTATTTATCATCCTCTGCAACTTCCCTTTTAAATGGTAGCTGGTCTAATTCACGTCCAACTTGGAAAAATGGTTGGTATATATGGACACGATCCGTTATTAATTACACAAACGGCAACAGCATTACTACAGAGGCTATTTGTGTTACTGGAGAAAAAGGAGAAACTGGGGATGATGGTATAAATGGTGATTATTTTGAATATCGGTACGCTGTTAATGGCTCCAGAAGTACACCGCCTTCACTGAGTAAAACGAGCCGTAATCCTTCGGGATGGAGCACAACCGTTCCAACTGTAGGAAACTTGCAATACTTATGGTTTACAGTAGCAAAAATCAATGGTGAAACAAATTCATTGATACAGAACTGGAGTACACCAGCCCGGCAAACTCCGTATGATGGAGTGGATGGTAGAAATGGAGATACTGGTCCGACTATGGTTTATCGTGGTGTCTATGGCAGCTCTAAAGTTTACTATGGTACTTCAAAACGTGTAGATGCAGTAAAATATAACGGACACTATTATGTTGCCAGAGTGGATGCCGGAAATGGCTTTCAAAATCATGTACCTACCGATACTGCTTATTGGAATGATTTCGGTGCTGAGTTTGAGAGTATAGCAACTAATTTGCTATTGGCTGAGGGTGCTAATATCGGAGATTGGTTTATGAGTGGTGGAAAGATTGTTTCTACACTCTTGGATGGTAATAAGATCATTCTTGATGCTTCAATGGCTCGTATATTGATAGAATCCAGCCGTTCTGGTGGTGATTATTCAGAAAGCCAATATCAGGGATCTAAAATTACGATAGATGCGAATAACGGCTTGATTGAAGCCCGAAGTAAAAGCAATAGCCGTGTAGCCTATATGTCGCCTACGGGTATCTTTTGTAATAATGCAGAAACACAAGCTGTTTCGGCTATTTTGGGTTATACGCATAAGGCTTCTATCGTAGGGCTTGGATTTGGTACTGTGAATAAAAGTGATTGGAACAATGAAAACTTTTTAGCTGGCGTATATGGTAGAGCTTCAAACAGTGGCACAGCCCCCGCTTATGGTGGCTTCTTCCAGAATTTGATGGCAGCAGGTCTATTTTTACATAGAAAGGCTATAGAAGAAAGCTCTTCTTCTGTTTATTTGTCTGAAACAGACAGCTTGGTTATTGGATATTCAAGAAACCAGCAAATCGTTTACCTCCCTTCTGATGGTGTGATTGGTAGGACTATATTTTTTAAGCAATGGTGGACAGGATATATGAGAGTTTACCCACGTAGCGGAAATGTGTTGTATGATGATCACACCCAAAATGATTATTATGATATTGGCGAAGGTCAGGGTGCTATATTCCATTTTACAGTGGGGTATGTCGATGGTGTAAAAAAATCAGCATGGTTAGTTAGTAGATATAAATTTTAATATTATGATTGAATATGGCTATATAAACGAAAACGGATCTCTTGTTTCTAAATTTTTAGAGGAATACAGTGAGAAGTTTAAAAATGAAGAAACTGGAGAGATTGAAACGAGAATAGTATCAATCCAGGAGCAACAAACTGAGTTGTCCGCTTTAGGATGGAAACATGTAGAGCTTGTGGATGATACAAAATTACAATGTCCTGAATACTATAGTGTTCGTATTGTACCTTATGACGCTGGAGATAAAATAAGCTATAAATACGAGCAAAGATTTAACGCTAAACTTGTTCGGAATAAGATAGATGAACTGAAAGCCTCTCTTACCAGCAATGACAGCGTTATAGGTGATTATCGTATAACGAAATGTTATGAGGCTTCTTTAATCGGGCTTGATATGCCGTATGATATAGAGAATCTTCACCAACAAAGGCAGAGTGTACGGGATGAAATAAACAAATTGGAAGCCTTAATAGCTTCAAAAATATAATTCTCTGTATTAAATGGTGTATATGTACACCAAATAAATTATATTTGCAGTTATTAATCAATAACTTAATAAAATATGGATTGGGCAGCATTATTTGCGTGTATAACAGCTTTAGGTACGGGCTGGTTTGCGTATAATCAGTTAAAGCATAATCGGCTTGCTGATATTAAGGCTAAAGAACTTGAAAGACAATTAGAAAGAAAAAGCACTCGCAGAAGTGAAAACTCTGCTCGTGTGTATGGTGAAATTCATAAAGTATTGAATGATCTTTCATGTGATCGTGTGTATATTATACAACCATATCCTTTAGGAGATAATCATTATCTCACAATCTTGTATGAAGTTACCGCTAAAGGGGTTGCCCGTATTAGTGACTTTTGGCAAGATATTAAGATGTCTGAACTTCCAAAGTTTACGGCTTCAATGGCTCGAAATGAACTTATGCTGATACGTGATATTGATAGTTTGGATGGAACACGTGCAAAGGCTATGTTTAGCTCCAATGGAACACAGTCTTTAATCGTTCAAAAATTACATGATACTACCCATGATTGGGTTGGTTCTTTGGTCTGTGATTTTACAGAATCCATCCCTGATGATTTTGATGAGGAAGCAATCAGAAAAAAACTTCATTTTGCAGCCATGCACATTCAGTATATCCTTCCAGAAGTAAAAGAACGCAAGTTATGAGAGTAACAGAATATCTGAAAGAACTTATCAAAAATGGATCGGGGCACAGTAGCAAGAGTTTTTTTCTTGTTGCCGTTACCTTAATGGGGTGCTTCCTTCTGCTTATTGTCGGTTTTATTTTGGTTTATGAAGTAATCGTAAACAAGTCTATCAAAACCGATCTTATGGGATTATCGGCTTTTGTCGGTGCTATCACTGCTTTGTTTGCTTCGGCTGGAGTAACTAAATGTTTAAGCGA